CGGTTTTATTTGCAGGGTACAAAAAAACTTTGTACCTTTGCATCCGCAAAATTCGAGGTGTAGCGCAGTTGGTAGCGTTCCTGGTTTGGGACCAGGCTGTCGCAGGTTCGAGTCCTGTCACCTCGACATCAACTAGCAGAGAACCGCCATATACTGGCGGTTTTCGCGTTTGTCGCCGGGATTGACTCGGACGAATATAGGACGAAGTTCCGGAAATTGTCTCATCATCCGTTGCAGAAAAAATTAAAGCAATGGATAAAAAAAATTCTGTTTTATCTGAAAGGCGGTACACCCGTGTAAAGGACTGGACTCCTCCCACCTATCACAAGGGGAAGGAGTCGTATGTTGATTTCTATGCGTTTGATCCTGGTACCGGAGGAATGAAACGCAAGAAGGTGATGCTGGGCAGGTTCCGTTCTCAGCGTGAGCGTAACGCCTATGCGAAGCAGCTGATGGAGGAACTGACACAGAGGCTGGTGCGCGGCTGGAACCCGTTTATCGAAGCGAAGGCGGGCCAGCAGTTCACATCATGGCCTGAGGTTTGCACCAGGTACAGGCAGTATGTGAACAAGATGTTCAACGATTCTGCCTATCGTGAAGATACACTTCGTGAATATCTGTCACGGTTGAAGATGCTGGAGGGTTGGGTGTTAACATCTGGACTCAACATCTTCTATCCCTATCAACTGGATGAGTATGCGCTGGCCAAGTTTATGGACTACATACTCATCGAGCGGAACTGCTCGACGCAGACCTATAACAATTACCTTTCGTGGATTCGAACCTTCTGCGGCTGGATGAAGCAGCGCAGGTATATCCATGATGATCCTACGGACGGGCTGCACAGTATCAAGCGGACCACGGCAAAGAACCGCACGGTCATCCCGGATGACGTGCTGGTGAAGGTGCGAAAATACCTGGAGGAACACAACAGGCATTTCCTCTTAGCCGCTTATATACTGCACTATATGTTTGTCAGGCCGAAGGAAATGTCGAAGCTACGGATTGGAGATTTCCATATCGAGAAAAAGACGCTGGTGCTCCATGGAGACCAGACCAAGAACCGCCAAAGCTCAGTGGTGACGCTGCCGGACCACATCGTGAGGCTGATGCTCGACCTGAAGGTGTTCAGCCATCCAAGCCAATACTACCTGTTCTCGGACAAGTGTAAGCCGGGGAAGGGTAGGAGGGACGAGAAGCAGTTCCGCGACTACTGGAACCTGCATGTGCGTAAGGACTTGCGGCTGCCCGCCTGCTACAAGTTCTATTCGCTGAAAGATACGGGCATCACCAATATGCTGCGTGCCAATACGGATCCTCTTTCAGTCCGTGACCAGGCACGCCACAGTTCCTTGCTCATTACTAACACATATACACCCTTGGATATTAAGGAAGCAAATCCGCTGATCCTTAAGTACAAGGGCGTGTTCTGACCATAGGAGAAACCTCCCGGGCTTATTCAGCCTTGGGAGGTTCTGTTGTCTTGGCAGGAATCGCCAACTGAGCGATATCCAGACAGTATTTGTCAATTGGCAGTTGCGTTCTGCTTTTAAGCAGGAAGGCAAACATGATTGCCTTAGCGGCGGTTTTGCAGTAACCCACATTCTTCTTTGATTTTGGTACTGATACTTTCCAGACCATTGCGTTTGATTTGTTAGACTTTACAAACTCGATGAGGATTGATTTCTTGGTTTCCATAATTCTTATTTTTAAATTGTTAGACATTTTATTTAATAAACCTCGATATAACTGATTTGGATTCCATCGTTCATTGCAATGCTTTCTGCGATGCTTCCGGCTTCCTCCTGGTTCTCGGCACTGATTTCGTAGTCGTGGCTGTCGCCGTCGAAATCGTTAACTACTACCGTGAAATACCTGTTGCTACGGAACTTGCGGCTCATTTGGCTGTTGATGCTGGATGTTAAAACTGAAGCTGTCATATCTTTAAATTTTTTGAAGTTTAACTTGAAGCGCTGGGCGCTTTTGTAATTTTTACGTGCATATAAGAGGCAACAGTGGAAAGTGCTTGATGCAAGGAATTTCAAGGAAAGTTTAAGAAAAGCCACATTTTCTTTAGCCCCTGGCGTGAAGAAGAAAATGCGGAAAGCGTGTCGAAACTTTGTGTGGAAATACTCGGAGTGGTCCTTGCAGGGCATGGGCTGGCCTACATTTGCAAAGGAAAAATCAAAGCGCCGGTGCGGAAAGTCTTCAGAAAACGGATATGACTGCGATTTAACATCAATCAACGCTGAGCACGCTGTGGAGTATAGGATATGTCGGTAGTGAAGATTGACGGCAGACAGCTGCGTCATCAGGAAGGGAGAACAGAAAAAAAAGGAAGAAGGAAGTTTGAGCGGAAGACACCACTATCATGAACGATACCAAACAGTATCACTGTTTATGGAATGTCTCACAACAAAGAAAAGGAGGAAACCTTCAATCCGGACGGAAAAGGAAAAGCCACCGCATCTTCACAGACGCAATGGCTTGGATTTATCTCTTAAATTATGAAGCCTCAGTTACTGCAAATCTCAGCTTGGTTCAGCATTGCTTTCTCCTGACACCGGAACAACTGTCAATTCATAGTTATTGTCATCGTCCGCTGCTTTTGTCACATCCGCCGTGACTGTGGTACCAATGAATTGTTCACGGGTGACGGATGCGCTTTTACTGCCAGCGACCATTGTCAATATGTAGGTGTAGCTTCCGGCATTCACGCTGATGTTGATGTTCTTCTCGAGCAGTTGTGTGAACTCAATTTCGACCAGGCCAGTATCGGTGTGATGAGTGATAGTACCTGTGTATGTATTCATGATCACAACGAAGAATCTGTTATTACCGCTTGGACTTGCTGCTTCTGCATGCATTCCGTATGTCGGCGGCATCGTTATTGGTGCAGCCATTGATGCCTCAGTTTCACCCGCGGGTATGGTGAGGGTGGTTTCCAGGTCTGCATCTCCTGATTCCGACGTTCCGAGAATCATGTACACAAACACGTCCTCATCCAGTTCGGATTCCAGACTTGCCGTAATCGTGTTGGAGGTGTAGCTTAGTTCCACCTTTACGTTTCTGGTGTTGTTGCTCACAATCGAAATGTTATAGGTGTTGTAGTCGTCTGATTCCTGATGTACGTCAGCAACCAATATCTGTTCTATGAATTGGCTGCGCGTCACACTTATTGACCTGGTGCCGGCTGCCATGGTCAGCAGGAGCGTATAGCTGCCTGCACCGAGACCTATATTGATATCGCGGGTCAGCTTCTTGTTCCAAGTGATATCCACCTGACCGGTATACACATAATGCACGGCTGTTGCAGTGAAGGTCTCAACGGTTCCATCTTCTTCTGCGTTGGAGGCAGAATAGAATGTGCCCTCCACGATTTCGCTGATTTCTTTTCCGTTCCCAATGTACTTCAATTCAGAGCAATAGAACTTCTTGTTGGCGATGATGAAGATGTTTCTGGAATCACGTGTTTTGACGTTACGGAATCTGATGACGTACGGCCGTGTGAAGTCTACCTTCAGGTTGTTGCGCCAGAATTGATTGTACATTCCGCTGCTTCCGTTGATGCTCATATCGTAGCCGTCTGCATTGAAGTCGATCATTTCCTGATTCTCCCAGAATGCGAATGAATTATTCATAAACACTCCCTTAAACCTTTCCATGATATTACTTGGAGCGGCTACAGGCGTGTTGAACACGATCGTTCTGGGGATTCCCATTCTCGTGAAGTTGCAGTTCCTGAATCCCAGATAGAAGGCTGCATACATTGTTTCCGATGTGTTTTCCTCTTCCTTTTCACCTGCTATATACTCATTCAGTCCCAGTGTCTCTTCATCTTCTGTGGTTTCTGTTTCCTTGTAATCTGAGTTGCGTGCAAGCGGAACAGGCAGCTGCCATATCTCGTCATCAGCCTCTATTGCAGGATATCCCCAAACCAATTCCACTGGAACTATGCTTAGTTCCATGGTGTCTTCCGAATTCGGGTCTATATGGGGACCGTATTTGTTTATTTGCCGAAGATGGCTGTATCCTCTCGTAGTGCATCTTAGCACGAAGTTGAATCCCCAGTCCCTGCCCAAGTCTTCGTAGCAAATCATTTTGTTATATTCATTGGCGATGGCTTCCGGAACGCTGATCAATTTTTCCGGGAGCGTTCCGCCGTTGAGTTCTGACCAGATATCAAGCAGGAAGTTGTAGCCCCTGCTGTCTTCCAGGCTGACCAGTTCACAGGGCTTGACCGTCAGTGAGTCCATAATATCATTGGCTACAGACCAATAGTTATAAATCTCGGTTTTGGGAAATTTATAACTGACATTATGATAGAGGACGCCTTCCGGCGCTTCCTCGTTGAATTTCTTGTTGACTTCTCCGATTATGTCTCTGGCCGCAATCACTTCTTCTTCCATGTTTTGATAGAAGTAATTCGCCTGAATGATATCCACTACTTTTGTAATCTGGTTCACCACAAATATACAGCCAGTGAATTTCTCTACTTCCGAGATGAAAGTATTCACTTCCCAGTTTGGTACCATCTGGTTGAAGTCGGTGGAATGGTAGCCGTTGATGAGTATTACCTTTTTCATTACGGCGTTAGTGTCGAGGAAGTTGCTGCCTATGGTGTAACCAAGCGCAGTGATGACTTTCTTCACCATGGCAGACAGATACGGCTGCGGACAAAGTGTTGTGCCTGATTTAAGCCCAATACTGTTGTTTTGCCGGATCACCTCGTTCATAATGACGCTGTTAGGCGTCCAGATGTAGGGCATCTGTTCGTCACGGTAGGCTGCCTTCACGCAGACAGGCGTGCAGACGTAATCCCATGTAGGGTAGGTTCCGCTCAGTGAGTTCCATGCCACAGTTTCATTCAATCCCTCTATTGAGCCAAGGTCCAGGTCGGCAATTTTCTTGTCGCCTCCGCTCAGGTAATTCAGTTCCGAATTACCAGCCACCAACTGTATCTTTGCTTTCTTCTCATCTATTTCGAGAAGAACTTCGGTACCACGGAGAATAACGCCTCTTTCATTTATCAGAACTGCTGTGCGGTTGACCGGTTTTGCCATTACGTCTATACGTTGCAGACTGCTATAGACGTAGGCATTCTGCGGATCAGCGAGGTCGATATCTATATCGAGCGTATGCTTACCCTCTTTCGAAAAGAGCGGATTGCGGTCGTAGTATTCGAAAGAGATATCGGCTGACAGGTTAACCTGCATGCCGGCAATGATGAGCTTTACCATATTTACTATCTGCTAACGTTTGACTTCATTTTCTGTACGAGCGTTTGCGCTTCGTTCACACCATGCTTGCCGGTGGCATAGGTCTCAGCGATGATCGGCTGTTTCAGGCGTGCCAGAAGCTGCTGGTTTGTTTTGGCCATCACTGAGATCATGGCCATCAGTTCACGGTTGCCGTCGTTCTGTTGGTTGCGGTTTGTCACCAACTGACTGCTTGGCGATACCACCGTCTGGCGGGGAAGCACGGCAGCGATATCGGCACTTGTGAGGTTGGCCACGCTGCCACTTTTCTGAGCAGCGTCGATGAGCGAAAGCACGGGCATCACGTTGGGATTGCCCGTTGCGTATCGGTTGGCCACGAACTCGTTAGCATGGACCACACCTTTTTCTTCGTTCCAGGCTCCCGGACCGGTGAAGCCTCCCGAGGCGAATGAGCCGATGAGTGCTTTAGCTGACTCGAAGGCAGCTGTGATAGCTGCTATCTCCAGAGCTGCTTTTGCCAAGCCCTTCAATCCGAGTGTTGCGACATCCTTAATGGTGCGTTCTGCGATGGCAGCTATCATCGTTTTCTCCAGGGCGTCGAGGGTCATCTTCAGGATATCTTGCAGGAATTTACCGAAATCGAGTTTGCCGTCCTCGAAGAAACCTTCCATCATATCACCGAAGCTCTGACCGAATTGTTCTGCGGTTTCCATGATGAGATTCGCACGATCCTCTTGCATCCTCTGCATTTCCTCCAGTGCTTTCTCCTGCTGCTCCCGCATTTTCTCCTGTGCCTCTTTCTCATTGTCGGCCTCTTGTTTCTCCAGATCCTGCAGCATCTCAACCTCCCTTTCTTTCCACTGACGCCTCAGATCGTACACCTTCGACATGATCTTCTCCTTTTCAGACGATTCAAGGCCGATGATGCCGAGTTCCCTCTCGAGACGTTCCATTTCCAAGCGTTCGAGTTTGCCTTGCAGCTCTTCCTTAGTCATACTCTCTGATTCGGCGTAAGTCCTGACCAATTCGTTACGTTTCTTCAGGTATTCCTCTTCCAGCTTAAGCTGTGCTTCCCTAACAGCTTTCTGCCGTTTTTGCTCTTCGGTTTCAACTTTGCCGGTCCTGCCAGTCTTGGCCGGTGTAGCGTAACCACCGTCCGACTGGGTTGGCGTCGACGGTGGATTGGCAAGGTCTATGCCCATGCCTTTCAAGTATCTGTTCACGTTGTCGATGGCAGCCTGGTCTTTCTGCAGGCTGGCGTTAAGGTCGGAGAGTCTCTGCTTGTTGTATTCCACAACCTTTATCCATCGGTTTATCTCGTCGGCTTCTTCACCGCTGATTTTTCGGATGAACGTCCCGCCCTGACGGATGTAGTTGCCGTTGATGTTTCCGCCCAGCGTCATGGTGGCGGGGTCGAATCCGTGCGAGGCCAGCTGCCCGAGGGCGTACTGTTGGTTCATCTGCCGCTGCTGGCGGGTCAGTCCGGTGTTAAGCGAGTGTTCGGTGATAGACGTAATCTTGTTCATGGCTGCTTGTGCCATGGCTGCCTTTTGCAGGTTTTTGACGTATGCGTCCAGGGCCGATGTGTTGCTGTTGATGAGTCCGTGCTCGCGGGTCAGGTTCCCGTGATATTCGGGAACGATGCGCTTCAGTTCCTCCAATGCAGTCTTGCGCTTGCTGTAGCTTTCGTTCACGTCCTCAACAGTTGCACGCAAGGCGTTTATCTTGGCTATTTCCTCGGCTGTCTGACTGTTGGCCTTCTCCCTGATATCCCTGATATCTCTCAGGTGCTGTGCCTGCAGTTGAGCCGCCTCGTTCACCTTCTTCAGCTCTTCGTTTTCACTGCCAAATGCCTTCGACAGCAGATATACACCCGAAGCCACTGCGGCCAGAACCGACACGAGTGCCAGGAACGGATGGGCAGCCGATGCGATGGCAGCAGCCCTCATAACCACGGTGTATGCCTTAACACCACCGGTGAGCAGCGCCCACATGGCCTGCAGCGCTATGCCTGCACCTCGCAGCACGCCCATCGAAACGGCTATCGCCTTGTTGCCGGTGGCGAGTATGGTGTTCCATGCTGCGACGGTCTTCTGCCATACGTTGTGCAGCTGGTAGACGGCTGTCACGGCAGCGATGGCGGTCACCAGCGTATAAAGCGTTTCGCGGTGTTTCACAATCCATCTGATGGCCTCGATTGCGCCAATCTGTATCTGGCTGAAAGCAGCGTCGGCATTTTCCTTGATGGGCAGCAGTTCTTTGCCCAGCTGCACCTGAGCGTTCTCCAGTCGGGCAGCTGCCTGTGCGGCACGGTCGGAAGCGGTCTCGACGTATTCTCCTGCCTCGGCCATGTTTTTCTTGATGATGTTGGCCACAGCCGTGAACATGTCGCCGCCCTTGGCCATTTCGGCGCGTATCTCGGTGGCGGAGAGTCCGAGGTTGTCGAGTATCGGGAGCGACTGTCGGCCCAGACCTGTCACGATGGAGTCGACGAGATATCCGAGGTCTTGTCCGGTGTCCTTCGCCTTCTGCTGTGCGTATGCCAGGTAGGTTCCGAGCTGCTCTATGGGCAGGTTGAAATCCTTGAACTTCACGGCCTGAGTCATCAGCGTTAGGTCAGATACTGCCCCGTGAGTTTCTTCGCGCAGTTTCTCCAACAGCCCCGGCTTGTCGAGGCGGTTAAAGGCAAGCTCGATGCCTTCGGCTTGTTTGGCGAGTTCTACGGATTCCGTTGCAGCCGCCATTATTTTGTCCTTCAGACCGGTGAAAGCGTTGCCTAAGGCAACACCTACTCCAAATTTCACGACCTCTTTCAGGGAACTGGTCAGGCTGTTGGTTTCTTTTCCGACTGCTTTCAGCTGGTTCTTATGTTCGGCGAGGATGCCGTTAAGCTCCTGAATCTGCTTGCCGGTACGGGTATATTCTTCCGAGCCGATGATGAGATCTTTCTGAGTTTTCTTCAGATCCTTCATTTTCTTCTCGATATCAGCTACGGAGTTCTTTATTTCGCGACCGTCCAAAAACAATTTGACGGTGGCGTTGGTCATTTTGTCTGCCATGTTATTTCAGTTTCTTTGAGAATGTCATCTTACGGAGTACCTTGCGGATGGCGGCCAGACCGCGGTCTTCCGTCCATTCGAGAGCAAGGTCGATAAATTCCTTGTAGTTTGCCTTGATTTGACGATCTAGGAAGTCAACGGCCTGACGGCCTTTCGGCGAGGGTGTGATTTTTTTGACTGAATGTTTCCATCCACGAACGACGGTGCCACTCTGACGGATCCATCCACGGCCTACGCCATAGTGGACGTAAGCGCCATGGCGGGGAAAGCGGAAGCGGACACGGGCGTAGGAACGTACGTTATCCCCTTCGTTCCGCACCACCGTATCCTCGGTGATACCACGAAGGCCCCCGCTGTACGATTCCGTTTCCGAGGTGATTACCTGGATGGCACCGCGATGAATTTTATGTGACCACAATTCCAGCTTCTTGCGGAATTCGTCGTCATTCATCAGATGTTCGTTCTCAAGGTTTTCGGCCATATCTATTTCTTTAGAAGGTTGCCGATTACTTGGTGACGGTTGCCGGTCGGCTTATAGCTGACATGCACCCAGTACGTGCCTTTTGCGTTATGTTCTAGGATGAGCTGGTCGAAAGGCAGGTTCTTCCGGATGTATTCGAACCATCTGCGGCCTTTCTCCATATCACCTTCGATGTACAGGTCTGCGGCCTGGCCGAGCATGTGCTGTGAGTTCTTGACGCCGCCCACCGCCTTGTTGAGTGCAGCGCATCGGTAGCCGCTGCCAATCAGGATCCTTTCGCCCCACCAGTCACGGAGGGGCTGCAGCACCTTGATGGCCAGTCCGGTCAGGTATGCCACAGCCTGATCGTCCGGGACGTTCCTGATGCCCAGTGCCCGAGCCGTCGGCGAGGCGCACAGCTCTTCCAGTGTGAAGTTCTTCGTTAATATCGTTGCCATTATCTATCTTTGTTTTTCGCAAAGATAGTGAGAAGATAAGGGAATGGTTGGGACAAATTAATGGGGCCTTCCTTACGCATCAGGCTCACCGCAAATCTTCAATTTCAACATTCGGTTGTCCATATTTCCAAACTCACCAAGTCGAACCTACTCAATTATCCGCCTTTTAAACTGAAACAGTTGCTACATTAATCTGCAAATCTCCTGTAACATTCGGAATGTTCAATTCACCAGTAGAAGAATTAAATGTGTAATCTGTACCTTCGACAAGCAATACCCCACCCATTCTAACAGTCAAAGAACTAATTGTGTAACTTGATGAAACTGTTATAACAGTATTGAAACTATTCTGTCCAGATTCTACAGTTGTAAATGTGAACAAATCTGTGTTACTCGTAGTTGCACCGCTTCCAAGAACTTGAACAACTCGATGATTTGCGTACTTATAAGGAGCAAGCAAAAATTTTCTATCAATGCCTTCAAAGTTCACATTACTGCCAACACGGGCAATTTTTACTCTGCCGCTTTGTCTATCAATTCCATAAACATTAAAAGCGTCTTGAGTAACACCTCTATCTCCACGAGGAATATCACTCCCTTCAGCAAATGATAAATTGTCAGATTTGGGATAATGAGCATTGCTGCAACATATATTTAGCATTAACTGACGATTAGTCGCAGTATGTACATACCCAATATTGTCTTTATGTCTATGCCCTGTGACATAACAAATAAATTCAACCCCAGCCGCACAATTACTAAAATCTACATTTATAGTTACTGTCTCGCCATTGTTGCCATTTATAGTATTTTCATTATATGACGTAGATAAAGATGTTTTACTTATAAATGCGTCCACAATTGTCTTAATAGGACGTATAATATTAACATATAAACCGCTTGAAGCATACCCATAATCATCTTCACTACGACCATCCCAATTAACAGTTTGATTCCAATTCTTAAATTCATTTGGAGTATCCACCTTATCTTCTGGAGAGTGCATCATAATGATAACTCCATAACCAGCAGGAGTAGAGAGAAGAGTATTGCAGAACCAACTAATCTGAGTTTGACCAAGACGCCCTCCAAGACCGCCACCATAATAGCACGCATTATCATATTGGTTAATTGTGATAACTCTTAACTTTTGGGAGTCTAAATCCTTATAGTAGTAGGGCATTGTAGCTGGAACATTGTCAGCAGACTCGTAACCTCCTTGTTCAACAAACGGGGAAATATGATTATTGAACAAATAGGTATTATCATAAGTGTTCGCTGGAAATGCTTCGTGATTACCAATACAATTCAAGAAAGGAATAGAAGGGTATTTGGTAATAACATCCTTCATAAATCCACTTCCATTAGAACTGATATACATTACATTATCTCCGCTTGCTAAAATTGCATTAGCACCAAGAATATTTGCATATTGTACAGCATTCTCGAATCGCTTTATATCTGCGTGCAAATCACTCACATGAATAAGAGCTGGAAAAGACGGAACACCACTGTTAGGCAGTATTTCAGATGAATTTTGATAAATAAGCCTATAAATAGCAGATTTTATATATTTCTCATTCTCATAATTACGTTGAGAAACAATAGCATCTATCCTACTATAAACAATCTCAATGTCTCCGTTTTGAACATAATTGCTTATAGTAGAAACGCTTAAATCATTTCCATTAGAAAGACAAAAATCAATCCTCTGAACTATCATTACTGAATTATCTGGCAGTTTAATAGAACTACCGTTATCAACCCAATCCGTAGGAGTTACACTGTTTTGATCTTCACCATACGCAACACGCACTCTAATCCCATCAGGAAGTTTGAAATAGTACTTAACGCCAATATAAGGAACACAGGCTACATAAGAAGATGATACTATCTTAGATGTAGTATTTACAAACTGTCCAATAGGAAGAACATCAAAACTATCAATATTTTTAAAAGGATTTGTACTATCTCCACCACTGACTGATTCTAATTTTATTATGATATTATTTCTAATAGTTTGATACTCAGAATCAGTAAATACTGTATTATTACTCTTTTTGAAATAAATATTTAATACACCTGAAGAGTTAATTAAAACATCTTGAGTATTTTCATTAGTCCAAGAAGATAAAACCCATTCTATTACTCCTGCACTTGCATTTTTTTGAGCATTCTCAAGAGTATTAAATACAGCCGCTGCATACACAAGTTCAGGAACGTATGTAAGACAGTTTGATATATCTACAGATAACTTTTTATTTCCTATGAAATTTTCTTTGAAAAATTTAACTCTTGTAAGAGAAGAAACCAAATTTCCGTTTGAATCTGAAATCCATGGAACAAAATCATTTTTATCAAAAGCAATGCCATGAAGTTCCTTTATATCATTTTTAATTTTATCTACTTGTCCTTGACAATTTATTGGATAAAAGTTTATCCATACAGACGACTCAATTTGAGCAACATCTTCGTCTGTAATTACAGATATATGATTATGCTGAATCTTAATTACTAAAAAGCCATTTTTGTAATCAGAACTCCCCCATCTATAACGTCCGTTTCTATAAGCAGCCCAACCATTTCCAAAAGGATGATAAGTGCTACCGCTGGTAAGTGCTTTTAAAGCACTGTTATAAGTTTCATAAATAGCAGAATCCATAAAAAATCCGTCTGGTAATCCACCTGCTTCAAGGAAAACTAAATCTGAAACTTTAAAAAGATAGATATAATAATTGCCTACTGGATTTATATTTCCACTTAATAATCTTCCCTTAAAATCACAATCTTCTTTAGTGAAATGTTTCGGCCAACGAGTTTTATCAAATTGACTATCTTCCGTAATATCTTCAAATATAGCAACCACCTCGGTTTCAGCTATAGCACGACCACCAATACGGAAATAATCCGGAACAGTATCGCCAATATCAAATATAACAGAATCAGCAACAGTATTATTCCCATAAACATAATAATAACGTGTCTCCGTTGTACCAACAAAAGTTGAAATAACAACCCTAAACGAACTGGAACCGATATTAGAAGGAACTGACCAATTTGGATTAATAAATGTTATTTTATAAGTATGATTCGGAAGAACCAAATTATAATACCTTTGCTCAACAAAAGTATTATCTGCTCCAACAAACCCAACTTTATTCAAATTTGTTTTAGCATCAAGTATTTGGCTTTGAAATTCTTGAACCTGATCTTCTAATTGCTCGACTTCATTATTTATATCATCAATTCCTTTAACAGACTCAATTGCGAACTCACTTATCGTCACAGTATCATCAATTCCAAGAGCATCTGCGGAAAACCCTAAAAAGGTTTTATTACTTACTGCTTCAAAAATACAATCAACAACCCCATTTAAACTTCTAATTACATTTCCATATACGTCAACAAGTTTTGCAGTTGACCAGCTATCAGTTTGACCTTGACTATAGAAAAACCCAATATCACTTACAGTTGAAGAATTTATGACAACCTTCATCTTTAAGCGATACTTCTTTCCCGCTTCAAATCCTTGAAATCTAAAATAAGGTCTTGTTGTAGTAGGCTTAGAAGGAGATGTGTGACTTGTAAATGTACCATTCATTCCGTCAGAAGAAACAAACGTTATAGCAGTACCATCTACGTGCCAATTGTCTATAAGAGCACTTGCATCTGTAAATATATTCGTTTTATCAATGATAGATGATACAGCACTATCCAAAACATCCAATCTTTTGTTAAGATTGTTATTGTATGGAACAGATGTGTCATAAATGGTAAATGTGATATTACCCGCATCATTATGCCCGTAGGATATTGTATACTTTGTAACAACATCCGTGGGTGGCGTGTATTCAACTTCTGCTTCTGTGTTTCCAGCGGTAATTCTGAGTTCTATTAATGTCGTATTAGAAGAATCCTTTACAACAAACCAGCAAGTAGCAACGGCAGTATTTGTAATCTTTGCATGAAATATGTATTTAACATTTGCCTTTAATGGAACATTTGTTAAGAATGTTGCGTAAGCAGCAACTGTACCATTGTATTCTTTTATAATTCCATCGACTTTGTAGTCAACTTCCCCCGATAACTCGGTAAGATTTTCTCCAATCCCTTTAATCACACCTCCCACACGTTCAGAGGTATTTGCACCGACATTGGTTTCATCGTGTATCTGCTGACCTACATTTATAATCTCCTGGTTTGTCATTGTATTCTAGATTTTGATTGTTAGATTCTGTATATGCTATTGAAATCCGTGTGTGTACGGCAGAGGGTCTCAGCGTACGTGAAATCCACGTAGCAGCCATAGAGGGCGTTGCTCTTGTTTTCCACATCGTACACCTGTGCACCGTCGAGGTTGACGCCCATCAGGAAGGACTGGGTGCGCTGACGCTTGTCGTACAGCATCTTGGCTAGGATATCGCCAAGACACTCATTGGCCGTTTCCAGTGCCGACTCGATTTCCTGGTAGTCCCCTGTATCTTTAATATGAGACCACACCTCGATGCGGCAGTTATGATTGCGCTTGATATTGTTGTCAATCACCTGCATACGGTAGCCGTTATTCGAAAAGAATACGGCCGGATACCGCATTTTATCGGCAAGATACGTCTGTTTCTTGTCGTTATTCAGATCCACGAAGTGACAATCGTCATCTCTGTGATTAATAAATCTATGCTGCCGGCAGAGATTCTCAATGTATTCGCTCAGTGCTTGAAGTACCATATTCAGATTTCAAATTTCAGATATATTATTTAATGCCGTGAATGACGTGCGGCTTCAGCTGCTGCCCGTTTTTTCGCCTCACGGATCCTGCGGTTCATGATGCGGAAGGCATCTGTGGCTGGCATAGCCTTGTAGTGTTCCATCAGCGCCACGTTGTCACCGACAAAGCTGTCGAACACAGCGAGCCAGTCAACCGGTTTCGGTTGCCGCGGACTGTTCGACGGGCGGTCTTCTTCGTCAGCCTCAGGGAAGAGGTGAGGGAAGGACCTGCAGAGCCAGGAACGGATGAGTACGTAGTTCATCAGAACGCCCTGCTTCATTTCCGGGATCATTTTCTCGATGTCACGCAGATGATCCTCGAGCACCACCAGGTGCGGCTCACCCTCACCGATGTACTGGCGGTGTTCCTCGACAGAAAAACTCTCATCCTTCCGTTTGTAGAGCACGGCAATGAAGTTGTCGAGGAACTGTTGTGCGGATGCCGGAATCTTTCCGTCCTTTACGCTTGCGGCGGCAATCGTGTACTGTGAGAAGAACGTGTCTGCTGTCATGTACTGTTGTAAGGTGCAGCCTTTGAGCCGTGGACCTGGAGCGTACAGCTCCGTATGCGGGATACTTGTAAGGAAGAAGCTGCTATGCGGCTTCCTTAGGTCCTGCATCCAGTCAGTCATATGCAGCAGCACCCACCGCTGATAGTCGTCCATGGAGCGCACCTCTCTCTTCGAGAAGCCGAAGGCCTCCCGAAGGAAGTCATTCTGCGTGATGGTACCGCTCCACAGTTTCACAGCGGCGAGGAACTGACGGGATGAAAGCTCCTGCCAGTTCTCCGGACAGTTCAGCTCTCGCTTAACCGTCCGCCACCATCTGCGATATTCAATACTGATTTTCTTCATGCGAAATAATATACCTTACATGGCGAAGAAAGCGGCATGGTCGTCGTTTTCACGGATGACGTGCCCCTGCTTTCCGTCGTAGAAGTCGGGATAAAAATCTTTGATGACAGCGCGAAGTTTAGCCTCTGCTGCCCGCAGGTCATCCTCAAAGACGGCCAGACGGTCGCCAATCTGATTGTCGGTTGCAGCCTTGAGGGTGTTGTTTTCTCCAGCTGCTGCAGACACGTTCTCAAAGTACAGGCCGCGATCCGTGAGCGTGCCGGTCTTCTTCAGCAGACGGACGGCGGTAGCTATGATGACTAGCCGTGCGCAGACTTGTCGTAAAGTAAACAATGAGAGGGCGTAATCGGCTTCGGGGTAATCCTCGTCGCCGTTAAGCCATTTGCGCAGCTGCTCGTAGAAGGTGGTCCCCATACAGTTGCGCAGTACTGTTTCCTCTACTGCAGGGAATTCGGCAGCGAAGCGACGGAATACGAGCGCCGAGTGTCCGATGTTCACCCACTGTTGCGTTTCTGCCGTGTTTTTCACGATGGCCTTTGCACGGTCAGCATATGCCGGGGCATCCTCGTATTCGGTGAAGGTGGCCACGTTTTCGTCCAGGTAATCCAGCAGCGCGTCGATGGCATTGAAGCCCTTGGTTTTGAAGCCTTCGCGCAAGCGGTCTTCCTGATACTTGTAGGCCTGCTGCCAGTCTTCCGAGCCCTGTCGCTGGAAGCCCTGGTCGGTGATACGCAGCTGCAGCGCATCGAAGTCGTAGAAGAAGGCCATGTTCGCCTCTGCCCGTTGGGCGAGTGTCAGCAACTTCTGTTCTTCATCCAGGCGGTCTTCCGATTCCGTGTCGTAGATGCCCTCGATAGCCTCCATCATCGTGCTGCCCAGCAATGGGGTGAGAAACAGGTCTTCAGCGCTTTGCAAAGACGATTCCATCTTCTCGTAACTCAGTGATGCAGAGGTCGGCACATAGGCGCCAATCTCCTTGCCGTTGTTCCATTTTGCTTTTGAAAATAACATAAGGCTTATCTTATTTTACTTTTGTCTTTTATATTGCCTCGCCCGTCCACATTCTTCTCCTGTGTATGCCATGGCTATATATTTTAACTGAGTTTATGCGTGGTACCGGCGCCCGTGTCGAGCGTTGTCAAGATGGTGTTGCGGAAGCGGAGCTCCACATCCTTCTTGAAGTTCATCTTCAGATAGAGTTCGATGGGATCCAGAATGTTCTGGCGGTCTATCCAGGCATTCGCGATGTTCACCAGGAAGGCCTCACGGATGTTGGAGCCTCCCTGATTGCCGGCATATATACCGCCCGGCATCTGCGAGCCCATCACGTTCGGGTTCACCATCAGCGAGAAGAGAATCTCAGAGTTGGCAGCCGATGACGTGACAAGGTTCTCCTGTCCTGCATTGTATTTATTGCTCAGCGGCGTGATCTTCCATTCCTCCTCGATGCGCCCGTTGTATTCGTTCACGGCGTAGTTCGTGAAGATGGGCTTCTCCGCATTCTCAGCACCGAGCAGGTTGCGTTCGATGCTGTCCATATACTTATTGACGGCATCCTCACGTTCCTTCGTCGTCTTGAAGTCTGCAGGCGGGAATTTCTTATCCCAATAGGAATAAGGAATCTGCACATGCCACTTCCACGTGGTCTGATTCTCGTATGCCTTCTTCAGGAACTTGGGTATCATGTGGGCAATCTCAATCCAGCCCAGCACCCATGCAGCCCACCAGATAGGCTCGCCGTAGATATCCTCATTGCTCCAGGCATCATGGACTGAATACACGAAGCCGTACTTCCCCTTGCCCGTGAACTTCATCAGTTCGGCAATGGTGTCGGGGTCGTAGTCGGGCAGCAGCGGAAGCATCCAGTAGTCGGTGGACGGGGCATAGTCCCAGGATCCTGCCACCACGCAGTGTTGTGTGCCGTTGGCGTCGGGCTCAGTGTACCTGTACTGCAGGCAGTTGAGTGGATTCATGCCGACGAGTTCCCCGTTTTTGTTAGGAACGAACTGCACGGCACCGTTGCCGACCTTCAGGTAGTCACGCAGCACCTTCTCCATGTATCGGCGCACCATACGGGATGAGATGAAGCGTTTCACGCCCTGGTCATCCACGGGCTTCAGGATTTCGTTGCCGTCATCGTCGAAGCCTTCCACGGTGCAGGGGAAGATGCCCTGACCGAGTGTGAGTCGCCACAGGAACTTCAGGCCGGTGTTCAGTACCGTTGTGTCCCGTACCGTCCGGATGGCTTTCCATGGGAACTGGTTATCCCTTCCCCAGCTAATCACACGCTTGCCGTCCACCCACGTATAGTCGCGGTGGTCATCATCGTAAGGGAAGAGCACGCGGCGGCGGTCATCCATCGAGGCCTTGTCTGAGATGGTGGAGGCAAATACGCTGCCGCCCTGCATCATCAGGGGAACACCTTCTTTGTTGTATAGAATTTCCATATCTTTAAAATTTCAGATTTCAGATTTCTTTTTTCATATCATTTTCAGCATATCCGTTACTCCAGTCTATGGGATGGCCGTCGAGTTCCATGATGTTTGTTATCTTAACCGGGAAGATGTGGCCTTCCGGATTGCCGCTGGAACAGCAGGGCTGCACGCCGCGGTACCGCATCTTTTTCAGATTCTGGCCGTTGATGCCGGTGATGTACACCTGTGGAAAGTAATGCAGCTTTCCCTCCTTGGTGCAGAACTTCATCGAGAAGATGCGCTTCTTACCGTCGGGCAGCGTGCGCACATCCAGCTCGTCGAGCATCTGCGTGGCCGTCATCGGCTCCTTTGTTTCTTTTGCCATTTCTTTTATCTCTAAATATTCCAGTGTCATCTTTAAATGCTTAATACATAGCTCCCAACTCCCAATCAGTCGAATGTGATGGCGAACGTGGAGTCGAAGATATTGTGTCCGGCTGTGTTCGGATCCAAATCAGCGAACCACTCTTCGCGGCGGTCGGCATAGCGCCAGGTCACATCGAACGAGCGCGGTTCGTTGCTTGGAGTGTTATAGGCCACGTCAATCTCACGGATGACGACACGGCGCAATCCCAGCTCTTCCTTTTTGGCTGTAACCGGACTGCGGTAGAGTTCTCCATACTGTCTGCACTCTGCTTTGCTCAGCCATCCCGTGTTGCTGCGGAAGTCACGCACCGTCTCGTCGTCCAGGCGGCAGAGCAGCCAACCGTTATATCCGAATTCTGCCTCCAGTGAGTGCGATTCCTCCTCCCGGCCACGGAGCATCACCGATTCAGGCAACCCGAAGGTGTTCAGGAAGAGCATTTCCGCATGTTGCGGGTAGTTGCGGCGGTCGATGGTGAACTGGATGCTGTCATACAGTACGCCGTTGATCCAGATGTTCGCTGTGTATTCGTAGAGCGTAGCCGAAGAAGAGATGCCGCACAGCGACTTCACGCGAGCGGGTGTCAGGTTCAGCAGCGTGAACGCACCCGATGTTCCGGTGATGCTCGTCGTGTAGGTGGCCGTTGATTGCGTGCTGCCGCTGACGTAGGTTCCCACCACCGTCACCGATGCACCTGCCAGGGCGGTCAGCTGTGGCAGCCACACCATGCAGTACTGCTGATCAGCGAGCACCTTGCGCTTGCGCAGTTGGGTGGGGAAGATGCAGAACTGGCTTACGCCCGTGGCATTTCCCGCCGTGCAGTAATACACGGTGGCCGTGGATGTCGTCGACCCCGCCGTTATCTGCAGCGTAGCATATGGATATATGGTGCTCAGCCCGAAAGGACTCTTCAAGTCCGACGTGAGCAGGATGCACTTATTGATAAGGTCGCCGAGGTCGCCAAACTCAATCACGCCGCTGACGGGCGTATAGGTCGAAGCCTGGTCATAGCGCACGACGTTATCCCTCGTCGTCACCTTGATGCGCACGGCCACGTCCGTCGGGTTCGAAACGGTTATTCTATTCGTTTCGGGTGCGAACATCAGCGAAGCCATGTTGTTTATTGTTGCCATTGTTGCGAGTTTACCATTCTTTCAGTGTGTAGCCGATGCCAGCCACGGGACCGCGCTCAGCGAAGTTCCAGCCGGCCATCAGCTGCCACCGCTTGTGGCGGTAGACAGCCATGGCGTCGGCTTGCCGTGGACCGAATGAGGAAAGCACGCTTACGGAGCGATCCTTTACGAATCTTCCCGCGTTGAACGTAAGGCTCACTTGTCGGTCGGCAATCCTGTTCTGCCACACGGTATCGTTCACTATGAGTTTTAATGTGTCATTGTTGAAAATCGTGTCATGGAAGATTTTCTGCGTGAAGTATTCCTGTATCACGTATTCCGTATCCACCTCTGCCGGAACGGCCACACGGATCGTTTCCGCGGGCATGGGAACATACCGGTTTGCCCACTGCCATACCGTATCAGGCGCATCCATCGGTTCAGGCTCTGTCAGCAGACTGCCAGCCCACCCGGAAACAATGCAGGCGATGACGCCGGCAAGAAAGAACCATACATCACGGCCTTTCATGGGTGGTGATGGCCCTCCTCGTCCCGGATGAAGTTGCGCAGACGGTTCTCTGCTTCGCCCAGCTTGGTTCGGAAGTATATACTCACGCCGAAGATGGCGCCGGCATACGTCAGTGCCTGGGCGATGTACCACAACACGCCGTCGGTGATGTTGTAGTTGTTCAAGAAGAAAGAGAGGAACGCCAGCACCACGCCGCTCACTATCATCAGTATGGCCGTGGAGTACTGTATCCACTCCTTAGTGTTTTCTTTCATATAGTCACTTTGCAAGCCCATAGGCTCATGTTTTACTATACAAAGATACACACGCGCACATAAATGGATTGGGACACGAAAAAGCCCCGGCATTTTCATGTCGGGGCAGGCGCGTTCATTTCACTTTATGATGTCAATCAGTCGATGCAAAAGGCACGGCTGTTGGATAATAAAGTCTCTGCAAGGTTGCGGATGGCAGCGTTGATTTGTTCCTTTTTCTCTTTCGTCGGCTTACGGTTGCCGCTTGCGTACTGTCTCATCTGCGACGGGTTTAATCCGGAATATTTGGCAAACTGAGTAATATTGAAATAGGGGTAATAGCTGAAGAAGGAGCCTACGTCAAACTTACGCTTATTGTATACCAGCTTTGGCATTTTAACACCCTTTTCTTCCAATATTTCCCTAGTCTCTCTTTCTGAGACGTAAAGATCCTCTTCAGCTTCGCGGGCGGTGGAGCCATAGCCAGCGAGACCGAATTTATCAAATTTTTCTTCAACAAAACATGAATAATTCCCTTCTTCCTGCTTCTCGTACACGATTGTCACTTCCATAGATTTGCTTCCTATTTTCTTTTTTCATTAGATCGTTCAAAAAGCGCCCATCCCATTACCTATTAAATCAACAAGTCCTTTTTAAAAGGGATTTACCCGGGCTTATTGCCCGAGTAAATCTTCCAAGATAGTCTTCAAGGTCTTTTTCTTGACCTCATCAGTTCCGTGCCTTGGCACTGGTGTTGTCTTCCCTGTGATGGGACTGTACCAGATGTCATGATTGGCACCATGTCGGAGAAGGAAACAACCAGCTTTCCTTAACCGCTTGGTTAACTCATTGACTTTCATAAAGTAATTAAGTTAATGAACGCTTTGTCATTTCTGACAATGCAAAGGTAGCAATAAAGTTACAAACTACCAAATATTTTTGTAACTATTTTGCTACAAACTTAAAGATTTAACATTTGAAAGGAAAAAACCGCCCCGGCTATGAAGCAAGGGCGGTTTTTCTTATTCTTTCGTGTACAGTTTCCAGAACGGTTTTCCGTCGATATCCACGATTTCAGTTTTCATCTCCAGGAGCATCTTTGTGATTCTCTCGGGTGACACCTCGAGGAAACCGCCGAATTCCCTAGCCAAATCGGCACTTGTTTTGAGCGTGAAATTGCCCCCCCCGATTTGTAAAAATCTTTCTTCTATCAGACTTTTCAGGAGGTCCTTGTCTTCTGTTTTAGCTTTATTATTCTTCATAATGTTTCCCTTATTGGTGTTTTGAATGTTTTGCCAGATCCTGAAAGAACCTGCGCAGTTTGTTGAATTTGTGAAGCCATTCCAGCCGGTCATCGAGTTTTAGCGTAGGATAGAACTCGTTGAGATTCGTAGAGTCTTCAGCGTCTATGAAAGCGGACGACAGTTCGTCAAAGCATTCTGCCCATTCTTCCATTTCTTCGCGCTCGTCAATCAGAAAATGTTTCTCGAGCGCTTCCACCTGTTTACTGTTCATTATTGATTACCCTCCAAAGATTACACCGGCGAGGATCATAGCAGCCACGCCTGCGGAAAAAACCAAGTTCGTTACCACCACTTCCCCATGGGAGACCTGTTCACCTGTAAATTGGGAGAAACTCACGCTCTTCGCATGCCACCACTCTCTGAGGGCGACTGCCAGCTGAGCACTGCTGCTGATTGTTTTTGTCTGCATTTGCATCGTATTGTAAGCCTTCCAGCGAACCGCACTGGAGCGGAGACAGAGAAACGGCTGCACTTCCCGTTGCTTACAATACGATGACTCACCCGAAGGGCAGTTTAGTATTACGAGAAGGCAGCCGCTAAAGGGTTGCACTACGGGCATAAAAAATGCCCATGCATTGATGCCGAGCGTCTGACGTGCGCCCTGACGGATGGACTACCATCGTATTGTAAGCGATGGCAAAGATAAAACAAAACCCCGAAACTCGCAAGGAATTTCGGGAAAAACTTATGGATTTGATTATAAATTTAACTATTTGACGACAAATTATTCAATTCCATTTCCATCATCGCTCGTTCTTTCCTTTTTGTTATCTCATGCTCCACAATAGCCATCTCGCGCTCCAGTACTGCTATTTCTTGCAGACGAGCGTCTCGCTCTTTTCCTGGAGGCATTGGATTTTCAATATCGAGTTTCTTAGGTGACTGGTAGCTCAGCTGGTTCTTTCTCCTGGTTATTGAAGACTGGATGTTTTTCTGACGATTGCTAAGTTCAATCCAAGTCATGGCGAAGTAGTTGTATTTTTTTCCCTCTCCCTCTGACTCCTTGATGAGTCTTTGTTGTTCTTCATCATCCTGAGCCATCTTTTTTTTGATTTGTTCGATACGGTTTTTTACCCAATCCTCATAATTTGGAATCTGATAGTAAGCGTATAAATCGTTAATAATATGTTCTTCCACTCTATCCACTACGGCGTATCCGTACTGTTCTTTCATATAGTCGGAAATAATTTGGGCTTTTCCGGAAGACACGTATCCTATATGGTCTCCATCAAGTGTAAGAACCTTAACGGCATTCTTGTCAAATTCGTTGTCAGGCTCTTTTTCGAGAAGAATAATTTCGCCCTTCTTTACGATATTGGCAGCTGATATTTCGTGTTTATTCCTGTGGGAAGTACCTACAATCGTAAAGCAGATTTTATCCTTGCCATACTTCCCTTTTTTCAGTTTAACCCGCTTCACATATTCGCTATCTTCGTAATACTCGAACGGGATTTCAGGAAGAGTTCTCTTCAAATTCTCTTTTTCTTCTACATTTTCTTTCTCTTTTTTCTGTATTTTCAATGTAGAATTTACTTTTCCTTTTTCATTTTTTCGATTCTTTGGAGGAAAGGCAATAATAAACAGCAAAACAACTATTATTATTGAAATGTAAATGATCATATTTGTTTTATATTATTGATTAGCCGTTGCAAATATAGCAAATTTTTCAACATGTTCTCTCTGATACGTAAAGAAAATCTCTTTTCTTTAACATATCGCCTGCCTTGGCGAAGGTCTCCTTCGGGGGATGGGGTGGGGACAGACAATCCCGTTATATTGCAAAAAAAAGAGATGGCCTAAGCCACCTCTTTCATCTTTGTGATAGATTCTTCTATCATCTTAGACGCCTTGCCCACGTCAGCGAGCACGGAGATCAGGAACTTAGGTTCCTTCTTCAGCGACTTAAGCCAGCTGTCGAGATAGGCGGCATTGTTCTCCGATACCTTTGTGTTGAACCCCAGTCCGTGACCTACCAGGGCGGATGTCAGCTCTGCCACCAGCTCTTCCCTGGCATATTCCGGTGAACCGAAAGGAGCATGCGTAAGTCGGTTCAGATGCTTCTCGCTGCCAGTGGAGTGAGTCATCTCATGCAGCATAGTGGAATAGAACTCCATACCGCTGATATAAACCTCTTCTTCCGTATTGCCGAGGTTGAACTGTTCCTTGGTAGGCAGCATGATAAAATCGCCGGTAGGCGTATAATAGGCACGATCCTGTTCCTTCAGGCGGATATCGCAGATCCATCCCTTATCCTCTATCATCTTGTCAAGTTCCTCGTTCACGTACATGCCGTCCGTACCTTTTTTCTCTTCTGCGGTGAAACCGGCAAGCACCTTCTTCAACTGTTCTGGCTGAATATCTTCGATATCAGTCTGCTCGATATTGAAAACGCGGTAATATTTCAGCACCGGAATTGTTTCATAATCACTCTGCTCCGACTTGGGCATCTGGTGAAGTTCATCGAGTGTCACCTTTTTGCCTGCCTTGTTGCGGGCATAGATGCTCCAGAACAGAACGGGTGCCGACTTAGAGCCCTTCTTTATATGGCAGCCAACGGCATTGGCCTGTTTGATGGTCAGGAAAACGGGATATTTCCAGTTTTCCGCCTCACACAGCAGATACAGGAAGAATTTGTTCAGGCTCGAGTAGTTGCGACCACTCAGATTCATAGGCTCGCCATTGGCCGCGGTGGTTATCCACGTCTTGCGCCAGCCCTGCTTCAGGCTTTCAATCGTGCTGATCATCTGGTCAGCGAACTGTCTGACCACATCGTCCGTACCAAACTCTTTCGTGGTACCTTGCTGCTTGGAATAATTCGATTTTTTCATTTTTGAAAATTTTGATGTTAGACTTATCGGCTGCTAGCCGCTGTAATTTTTACGTGCGCGGGAATAGCGTAAGCGGAAAGTGAAAAGGCAAGAAATCTGAAGCAAAATCACGGAATACCCAATTACAAGCGCAGCCTGTAATTGCGGAAGGCTGCCGTTATTTTGTGCACAGATAGTTCCGCTTCTTGCCGTTCATGGGCTCAGCTACCTTTGCACAGGAAAAATCAGCGGCAGCCGGTAAGGCCATCAAAAGGAAATCGAACCAAGCAGCAGGCACGGAAAGCAAACCCGGACGAACAGACAGGCCGCTGGCCGTGGCACGATGCCCGAAGCTGCGCTGACGAGTGGATACTCATAGCGGCCATTAGCGAGCCGCATTATGCAACTACCGTAGCCCGAACGGATCTTCCCTGCTGTGCGAGGCAGGAACAGCCGGCTGTTCCCATCAACCGGGCAATGCCATTGACTGCCGAAGGGCGTCGGCACCCGCTCTGCCCTGAAGCATTATTATTAATCACACTCGCTTTACCAGATGCCCATGTCAGTGCAGAGACCGCTTTTGCTGAATACGGCGTTGGAAATATCGTGCAATCAAGCACCAAAGAAGGAGCCTGCCAGTTTCCCGCAGCAACAAGGGACGGCACGCACATGAACACGGAACTTGCAGACAACCAAGGGATGGTTCTCCGACATCAGCCCGTAGGGACAGTGCCAGGAAATGACCAAACCGCTTTCATGCCGCCTACGGAGGAACAAACCACGGCCATTCAGAAGAAGGGAGAAATCGGAGTTCCCGCCATGCCGCACGAGCTGACCACCTGGCAGCATCGACGATGACACAACCTCCAAGAAGCAGGAATATAGGGAAAAGCAGGTAGCCGAGCCGTCTTCCGCGGTCACGGCCAAATACAAAGGTTTCAGAGAACTGCACGCCCGACAGCAGGCCTGAGTGCGAAGAAGTGCGCAGCACCTCCCGTCCGCCGACGTCGGCAAGGCGTCTCCATGGAAGATGCACCGGAAGGTGACACCGCTATCTGGCAATATATGCGGCCACCTAAATGAAGCACCTGAAATGCACGGCGTGAACGGGTTCACACCGGGCAGGGGTGCCAGGCTCCGAGGAATCACCGCAAAAAAGAATCAAAAGCGTGTAATTCATTGGACTTAAACAGGCGCGAAACGAAGTGGAGCGCCGTGGGCTTGCTCCGCATCCCGACGCGCCCTCTTCCCTCGCTCGCCTCCCGAATCGCTTTTATAGGATATATGACACTTTTTAACATTTGAACTTTGGGCACGTCTCGGCTCATTCCGAAGCGCTTCAGTCCTACTTTTGCTTATCCGATTATTTTTTTTGATTCAGTCCTAAAAAACAATGTTGGCCGAGTCTCACGACCCAGCCAACGCAAGAAGTAATTTCACCTTAATAGATTCTTATTACTAACTAACAGCAATCAACAAAATTTGATTTACAAATCATTTACATTTACAAACAAAAAAATAATTACGTGTATGAAAATCTAAGAATATATCAGATTCGTGCGCTCACGAAACTGTTTGATAATATTTTTAATCTTTCGTGATACTTTGTCCAGATGCATTTATCCATGGCATCGCCGAAGTGCGTTGCCTCTTCCGGAGAGATGCTTTTCTTGCGCTCACTGCTTTTGTCCTTTGCGAACTTACGTGTTCGAGGGTCTTCGATGACAGCTGTGTTCTGCATGGAGATGACGAGCTTCGGACAGCGGGTGGCGTTGATGCGCACGACGGGGAAGCGTTCGTCGGTCTCTGCCAGGATATACTGCCACAGCAGATACTTGTCATGTTGTGGCGGTTCCACGCCCGGATGGACACGCTGTGCCACCTTCCAGCCCCGGCGGGTCAGGCGGTCGATGAACATCTCATTATAGGTCTTCTTCGAGTTGGCCGTTTTGATGTCGCCATAGCGGTCACGGTAGAAGATGACTTCCTTGGTGATGTGACTGCGGTAGTAGTCACAGAACATGTCGGCCACCACATTCACCTCGGTATCCTCGTTCTTGTCATTGCGTCGCACGAAGAACTCCTTGATGGCATTATGGATGGGACGGGGTGAGAGTACCTTCGTCTTCCAGTCGATGCCGCTCTCCTGATGGACGACCAGGAAGGAGGCAGCACTACCCCAGTCACATGATATCTCGAGCGGCTTGCGCAGGTCACAGTCAAGATCCGCCCTGCAGTCGTTGGCCTCCTGCAGCAGCTGCCAGTTATAGCCGGAGTTCTCGCCCACGTCGCGAAGGTAACTGTCATTATAGGCATTATAATAAAGGTGGCGGTCCTCCAGCTTGTAGTAGGCATTGTCCACGGTGTCAGCCTTACGGTTCAGGATTTCCACCATGAAGGAGAGCTTATCCATCAGGTTGTACTGATTGACGATGTACTGCATGCCCAGGTTCTCGATGTTGTCAAACACGGATCCGAGCAGGAACAGCGTGCCGTCCTTCGAGACGAAGGGTGTAATCTCCCGGCGAAGGCGCACGCATTCGTTCCATATTTCCTTGAAGGCATGAGCATCTTCCTGGATCTTCGCTTCGATGAGCTGCATCTGCACGTCCACGAGCCGGTTCCACTTCGAGAACAGATTGATGCCCCGCTCCCGTTCGTAGTATTCAGCAGGGGCCGTCAACCACTGCTGCGAGAGCGTATAGGGCATCGAACTGACAAATGTGTTGCCATGGTGTTTCTTCAGCGGTTTCTTACTGCGCTTGCCGAAGACATGCTCATTGCCGCGGTTGGTGGGCGCCACTTCCTGGTCGAACTTCACCTTGTCGATGGTCAGTGCCTCGTCGGTGATGTTGTAGTCAGCGTTCGGTCCACGGCTGCTTCCTTCCTGAGTCAGTATATATAATATGTGGCCGTTGGAGAAGGATATCACGTGGTCGTACTGCATGATATGCTCATAGGGCGTGTACCATCCTGGTGGTGGAGTCCTGCACACCACATAGTCGCCCGTGTGCGTCTTGTAATCGTACGGCTTGTAGCCTAAGCGGTCGAGATAGTTGAAAGTGGAAGGCAGCGTCTTGGTGAGCGCCTGGCCGATGGTAGCCTGTGCCAGTGTCGTCACGCCACGGGGCATCAGGCGTACATTCTCATCCACCTCATAACCCACGATAAACGACTTACCAGTACCACGTGACCAGATACAGTATTTCTGTTTGGCCGGCAGCATGATGAACTGCCATTGTGCGGCGTTCACGTGCAGGGGTACGGTGTTATAGGATTCGGTTTTCATTACCAAACGTCGCTCATGATAATCTGATTGATTCGCAGGAGTTCCTCTTTCGTCAGGTTTATCTGATGGTGAAAGCCTTCAGCGTCTTCCTTGGTGAGAATCCAGGAGTCCTTGGCCTTACTGTCTCTCTTCAGTTCTATCCGCATCTTATGTGTCCATGATTTCAGCAGCCTGAGCTTCGTCGATAGGCTGCTGCATGATATCGATGATTTCCTTTACTTCATCCGGGCGAAGCTCATGCACTTCGTCGACGGGCTTGTATTCCAGTTTCCCGCCGATATTCACCTGGATAAAGAACTGGTTTTTCTGCATCCGGTTAGGATCTTCTCCACCTTCCGGTCTCTCGCCGATGATTTTCTGCAAAGTCTTTTTCGCATTGTTCCATTCTTTCAGGTTGTTGCGGGTCTTGCATTCACGGATCAGCTCCAGCTGGTCGCGAATCTGCCAGATGTGCCAGAACTCCCAGTCGAACGTATGGCGGGTCTTGTATAGCTGCCTGGCCAGTTCAATATCCCGTCTGGCCGTTGTAGCACCGCAGTTATATTTATACTGCAGCATTGACACCAGGTGGTTGTCTTCCGGATAGTCATCGAGCAGACGGGCAGCTGTCAGCACACGGTCGAACTGTTCCTTCTGGTGTTCCGGAAGGGGGTTGTTCTCAGGATCCAGGATGTGAGCCTGTATCTCATCATGGCTGAGCAATGGGAGTTTGCGCTTAACGTATACCATAGCGTATTTGTCCTGTGATGCGGTCGAGCATCTTTATTATCTGTTCCTGTGCGGGATTGCTGCCGTTCTTGGCAGCCTGCACGATATTGGTATGCAATTCCATTTTCTGTCGGAGTATGCCTTTATAGTAAGCCTTGCATATGGGAGATTCCAGATTGCGGAGCTCCGACATAAAGGCGATATCATCCAAGCCGAGGTTGAGTGCTATCAGGTCGATGGGGATGAGCAGATAAGCCATCTCTTCGACCGCCTTACTTTGTTCCTCTGTCAAATTCATCATTGAGTATCTTGTTGTCAAATTCCCATATTTCGCGGCTGGTGTGGATGATACCCCGCTCGAGTTTCGGATTATGAGTGGCATTCTGTGAGCCAACAATACTCACGTGCCACTCATCGTTGGCGATGCACACGACCTTTGCATGCAGGGCTGTGCAGCGGTATTCATCCGGAAACGAGGCGATGAGGTGAGCAAAGGGCTTGGGAGATATGGAACGCACCCGGTTATCTATCAGGAAGCGGATGCTCCGTATCTTGCCCTGGTCCACATAGCGGCGAAGCGTTGTAATTGAGTCCTCGGCGATGGAATAGGTGGAAAGAAAGATATCTGCAGGCCCTGTCTGCTTCAACACGTAAAGCATGAGCTGAATCAGGTTAAAGCCTCCGTCGCTGTAGAAATGTTTGTCCTTGCCCTGGATGAGTTTGCCCAGCTGCTTTGGCTTTTCCAAAATTGCGGCCACCGTCTCCAGCTCATACTGGGAGCGGTCGAGATGCTGCACCTTCGAAGGTTCTTCTTCGGTAGGTGCAGCAGCAGGCCGGAATTTCAAAGGATCAATCAGCATTACTCCCTTTTTGCCAGTTCGTAGTCATACTTTGAGATACGCTCCGTAAGTTTCTCTATCTGACGTTCGAGCTTCACGCGTTTCGGACAGTCGGGCATCGGATTCTCCTTCTTCTGTTTGTTGGAGGTCTGATACTTCAGCAGGTTCTCCTTGCGTGTTCGCCCGGTGACCAGACTCTTACGGCGGATGCGCAGCGTCTCGGTGTCGACGGCAGAGAGGTTTTCTTCAGGATCTTCTTCTTCCTTGACTTCGTCCTTCGGAGCCGATCCGTTCATAATGGCCCTGACCTCTTCTTCTGTCGGGTCGATATGCTGTTCATCATAACGCTTGCGCAGCGCCCAGAACTTCTCCAGCCGTTCGGTGGCCTCTTCCATGATATCGGAATAGACTTTGCGCATGGCGATGACCTTCTCATCGTTTGTGTCCGGAAGAGCAGCTCTTTCGCGGTTGGCTTTCTCACGCTGACGGAATGCCATGGCATAGGCTCGCATCAGCCGCTGGATGGGAGCGGGCCATTTCTTGTAAGCCGGTCCTTCCTGTTCAACCTCTTCTACATTAACCTGGTGTTCCTGGATGTTACTCTCGCCCGCCTGTTCGTTGAGCACGTCCACGTCCTCATCGTTGAAGCGAGGATCATCCGGGCTGTAGTACACCTGCAGCATTTCACGCATGCAGTACATCAGTTTCTCGCGTGTCCACGTCTTTTCTCCCTGACGTGTGAGCAGGGCGGCCACTTGGGGCTTGAATCCTGACTTCTGCAGGATGATGACACCCTGGGAATAGTTGCGCTTCGGCGGGTCAACGTTGAGCCACTTGATAGCTTCCTTACGGGCTTCGAAATAATTGTCTGTTAGTTTCATACTTATTTATTTTCTTTCTGTTCTGCTGTCACCACCTCATTGATGGCGGTGGTGACAGCAGCGACGATTATCTTTCGCTGGTTGCTGGGCAGCTGGGATTGTTTTTTCTGTATGAGCAGGTATTCACTCAGAAAGAAATCGGTGTTCCACTTGTTTTCTTTCATCAGCAGGCTATAAGGATTGGACTTTAAGTGTCCTTCGGCTTCCTTTAACCAAATTCCTTTACGGATGTTTTCCAGAATACCAGAAAGCGTCACCTTCACCTTTTCAGTGTCTGCAGAAATTTTTTTTCTTTCCATTTGCTCACGAAATTTATTCCGTTTGCAAAGTTATCGCTTTAATGGTCGCCCTGTTGGGACAAAAGCGACTGATTGACTATGATCTGTAATAGGAAAAATGAAGCCCGGCAACCATTTGTGGATTGTCGGGCTTCCGAAACGAGAAATTTGCTCAGAGAAATTATGCGAGGATGTTCTCCGTGTCACCCTCGTACACGAATGCACGCGGGGTGTTGTAGGTGAACGTCAGGCCAACGTGGTTGCGCTCGGTGTAGGCTGCACCTGTCACAGCTCCCTCGCTGTCGCCAGAGAGTGAAGCGCCATGGTCCTTATCGCCCATGAGATACCACTTGCCGTTATTATCCTTCACGAGGATGAAGATCTTCTTACCCTTCGTGGCGTTCATGAAGCCAAGGAGAATCTTACGGATCTTCGGCGCGATGATAGTGAGAGTCTCGAGGAAGGACTCGCCTCCCTTCTCACCTTGCATGGCGATCTGAAACGAACCGGTGTCGTCGGTGAAGTCGAACTTGTAGGCGTGGGAACCTGAAGCCATCACGAGGTCGCCGACCAGTGTGCCTGCAGCTTCCAGCGTGATGTTGGAAGCGCTGCCGCTGACGGTTGGACGCTCAGGCCATGTGGCCACGTCGTCGCAATAACCATAGATAATCTGGGGGACAATTCCACCCATATTGTCCTGGTCTGCACATGACAGACCAAGATCAATATCCGCGAGTGTGATGCAGTTTGGCATAGTCGTAATGGTTTAGGCGGGTGTTACAGGCTTGTCGTTCACTACGAAGAGTTCCGGGCCGATATACGCGATCTGCGTGCCGAACACATACTTGCCCAGTGCCTTGAACTTGTAGTCGTGGGGCACGGCCTTGATGGTGCGCATGTCGCTCATCTTGTCGAAACCATAGAAGAGGTTGCCCTGAATGGTCAGCATGGCGAACTGGCTGCCCTCGGGGAGGTTGGGAACACGTACGATCTCGCACTTGCCGTGTGAGCCATAGAGGAACTGCTGGCCGGTCTCGTCGGCAGTCTTGCCAACGTCGTGCACGCCAGGGTGCTCGTCGGCAAACCAGTCATCGTAGAGGTCGCCCAGGGCGTCGGAGATGAAGAGCTTCGAATCCATGCGGCGGAAGAGGTCGTTGCGCGAACGCCACATCTTCAGCAGTTCGTCGCCGATGTTGGCGCGCGTGAAGGTAGCAGTGGCAATCATGTTGCCGTTGGCTACTGAGATGTTGGTAGCCGTCTTCTCGGCTTCCACGATGGCGGGGATGGAGTCGAAGGCGTCAGTGATGGCGGTGTCTCCGTCAGCGGCGCTGTACTTGGCAGTTGCCAGTGCGCCCAGCAGGTCGTTGGAGGCCTGCTTCAGGATTTCCTGCACGAGCCACATCTCGAATGGATGCTTGGCAATCTCGATGGCGCCGCGCACCTCGGTCACGTAGGAGCGACGGTAGCGTTCGGGCTCGTCGAGCACCTCCATCACGATAGGATAGACGGTGAGCGTGCGGGGAACGAACTTACCGATGTTCTTCAGTCCCTTGAACTCACCGGTGTACTTACTGGATACGGTCTTCAGTACAGCCTTCGTGAAGGTGTACGAGTCCGTGACACCCTGCAGCGGGGTCATGTGCTTCAGGATAGCTTCGGCACCCAGGCGTGGGATGGCGTCGAGGGTCTTGCCGTGCTGCTTCACCGCGGTATTGACGGCGGTGATGTCGATGGGGTCATTGTAATTGAATGCCATATTGCTTGAAAGAATTTAAGATTTATTCGTCTTCGTAGAAGTTGACGGGATCCTTACGGATGTCAGCAAACTCATCCTTGACTTCGTCCTTCGGAGCCGGAGCTGGAGTCTGGACGGCAGGAATCTTGTTGAACATCTCTTTAATCTTAGCTACCTTGTTGTCGATGCCGGCAATAGCCTTGATGTCATCGCTCAGGGAGTCGAGAGAGTCAGAAGCGGCCTGCAGGTTGTCCTCGGCTGTCTTCTGTGCTGCCTGTGAAGCAGAAACCTGCTTCTCCAACTTGCCCAGATTCTCGATTTTGCCCTGGTTCTCCACCAAAGCGTCTTCGATAACCTGAAATTGTTCTGCAGTCAGCACGAGCTTTCCGTCGGCTGACTGTTCAATGCCTTCCACCTTCAGAAGGGCATTGACGGTAACAAACTTTTTATTCATAGAGTCTTCTGAAAAAGAAAAAGAGTCGTTCACTGTGGGGGTCTCTGCCTGCGAGCTGATGCCCAGCCGTTCGGCGATGCGCTGCAGCAGCGTCTTCTCCACCTCCACGCCGTCGGGCATGGGGATGGCGCAGTTGCGGAACTGCTTGGCCATGGAGTTGGTCACCTTCTTGCCCGAGGGCTCCGAGATAATCTCGTCGATGAAGCCGTAGTCCAGACACTCCTGTGCGGTTAGCCATGGGTGCTGCTTCATCAGGTCGAGCATCTGCTCCTGGGTGTACTTGCCTCCGGAATGCTTGGCATACTTGTTGGCAATCATCTTGTCCATGGCTTCGAGCGAACGAACGTCCGACTCGATGTCAAGTCCGAGTTCCTTCAGCTGCTCAGCGTTCATCTGCTGCCACATAAACACCTCCATCGATGAGCAATGGATGTAGAGCATACAATCCTCGTGCATCTTGATGTGCTTGGCACCGAACGGTAACCATGTGGCTGCAGAGGCATTGAGCGAGTCATGAATCACTGTGACGTCGCCGTGATCCTGGATAGCGTGCGAGATGGCCACAGCTGCACCGATGTCGCCACCATAGGAGGCAATCTTCATCGTGACCGGCTGGTCTTTGGCCTGACGGAGCTGGTAGAGCACGTCATAGCGGGTCCAGCTGCCAATCTCGCCTTCAATGCGAATTTCTTTCATATTTACTATATCTTAATTAATTAAGCACAGCGAAATTACGAAGAAATAGCCCCGCAGCCAATGGACGGCCACGGGGCAGGCGGAAGAAAAAAAGCGATTTTTTACGAAACAGAATCCCGTAACGCGCAAGAATTGCGCCAATTACGGCGGTTCCTTGCATTAAGTGTTTACATCGGTGGCATCGACCGAAGGAGAGGGGAGGGGCTGCTTCCCGGTGAAGGTGAAGGCAATGCCGTTGCGTTCGGGTCGGGTGGTGCCCGTATCCTTCACGGTGTTGAACCGCAGAAGTGACTCTTCGGATCCGCAGAGGCGGACCGTTCCGTTGTTGTCTTTCGTCACCACGTACCACTGGCCTCGCTCCAGCTCTTCCACCATGGCATCGTTGTCTTCTGCCCATTTCGGGATGATTCCGTTGATGGCGATGTCATAGTAGGTGCCTCCGTCGGCTTCGTCCTTTGTTTCACGGAACTGGTAGGTGTCGTCGGCAAACATGGGAATAGAGATGATGTTCTGGCGGTTGAGGAATTCTGCCGTATTCCCTCCCGTCACGTAGTTCTTTACGATCCTGCGGAACGAGGCAGCAGGAACGGCATAGAGGTGGAGCAGTCCACCGAAGTTGTCAAAGTCAAATGTAACGAATTTCATTTCTTATATCCTACGTAGTTTAAATAGCCTTGCTTCGACAGTTGTCCCAAAGTTGTCATTTGGGCGCAGACATTTTCCTTGATTTTTAACACAATTTTCGAAAATTCGGAATCAATACCCTTCGGAGTATGGCGAACCAGGTCACGACGGATCGAGTCGTCTGACCAATCCCATTCTGTGATGCCGGTCATCTCGCGGAAGCTCTGGATGCACTTGCCGACAGGTACACCGATGCAGCGCAGCGACATGATGTAGTTTCTCATCAGCAGCCGGACGCGGGCCTCCAGCTCATTGTTGAACTCGGTAAGTTCCCGATCCGTAAGGCTCCATCCGTAACGGTCGAAGGCGGTCTTCGTGAATTCGATGGCCACCTGTTCGGAATATCTGCCGCTGATATCCCGCTGTTCACCACGAGGTGTATAGTTCCGCCTCAAGTGATTATAGAACGAGGTCAGCAGCACTTTGTCCTGGCTGAGGTTGACTATCTCCGGCCATTTATGGTCAGGCTTGTTGAAGTTGGCCAGCAGCCACTTCTTCACATAGCCCTTGCAGGGCATCCACACCACCCATCTTTCTTTTTCCATGATTTCTCGTTTGTTTTGCAAAAATACAAATAAACTTGATAAAATTCAAGTAAATCTGATATAATTAAGTTTAAGTGATTAGTTGTCAGGCTATTTTGACGTTCTGATTATACCATTCTTACAATGTCTCTGGGCCATTCTTACGTTGTTTCCTGGCCATTCTTGCAACGTCTCTTGGCCATTCTTGCAAGTCTTTGAAGAAATGGAAAGAACTGATATCACGATTTTATTTTACAAAAATCGGGCGAAAAATATTAAGCATGTTCAAATCTGCTTAATATCTTTTTTTTCTGAAATCTCCGTAAGTTGTTTTTGTTTCAAAAATCTGAAACTTTTGAAACCGCGAAAGATGTAGGTCGCTACGTCTTGAAAATCAAGTGTTTAAGTTTGTTTCAACTTTTTGAAACGGCTCTGAAACAAAAATGATACAGAAACAAAACCAACGTTTGAAACCATGAAACAGATACCCGGCTTGTTTACAAAAAGGGAAACAACAGAAATTGAAACGTATTTTGAAACGTATTTTGAAACGTTCGTAACTATCTGATTTTTGTATATTTATACCTTTCTTTTCCCCTCTTGTTTCTTTAGTTTCACTTTTTTTCTGAAAAAAGAAGATTTTAAGAAATGAAAAGGAGAAGAACGGCGGCAAACGTGCAAAAACAAGGTGGCGCGTCAAACAGAAATTTTGACACGCCACCCGAAATGAAGAAACTTATTTGTTTATGGAAATGGGATTTACACTGGTTTAGAACGGCTGATCATCTAAGGGTAGAGTACCTTCCGTGGGTATTACGTCTAGTTTGTCTGCCGTTTCTTCGTCACCCTTCAGGATTTCCTTTAGTACTTCCCGGTTTGAACGTACGTACATCCACTCAACAGGTGCACTGGTGCCACCGTCGGGAAGTTTCTCTCGCCGGATGATATGCCCCGGCTTGCTCGGTGCACAGTATTCGTCCGGGTTGAATTCTTCTGTGTAAGAGCAGTATTCGCAAAACGCCCTCATCTTCCGGAAGAATGCGTTGGACGTGATGTCCTTCATATTGTAGTTGGTGCGGAAGTCGGCCAGTGCCGTATCTTTCTTGATAAGGCAGTCCAGGCGTCGGGAGTTGGGAGCGAAATAGTCTGATGCCCACTCAAAGAACTTGTCGGCCATGATCTGACGCTTGGAGCGCAGCAGGATGTTCTCCATGGGCGGCTGTATCTTGTCACCTGTGGCGGCCACCTTCATATAGAACTGCACGCACTGCAGCATCAGGTTGTAGTCGGCGTTCCATTCTTCTTCGGTATAGGTGGCCCCGAAAAGGTCTTTGTCGAAGTCGTCACGGATAGTGCGCGTCTCGTTGTATTCCGAGCCTTCGGTATCCTTGGTGTGATAATAGTCTGAAGATACATTATAGAGCAGGCGGCGCTCTGAGGACGCGTCAAATTCGCGCGGCACGTAATTGGTCGTGAAGGCGAATTTAGGGCTCTGCTCGAAAGGAATAGTGTATGATTTAAGGTTCTTCGGGTTCACGGTGAGCGCACCGGTTATCGGTGAATAGTAGTCGCGGAAAGGGAAATCCCTGAGCAGGTCATCCACGAGCACCATGCGTGTGTAGCGGTTTACCTGGTCGAATTTATGTGGATTGTCATTCAGGCGGCGGTCACGGCCATTGAGTTTCACGGTGGGGATGAGGGCGGCCAGGGCTTGCTCGAAGAGGAAGGACTTACCCGTACCTCCGTTGCATTCACCCATCTCGTCGATCTTCCAGTCCATGGAGTAGGCTGCGTAGGTGCGTGAAGGCGTCTTGAATGCCCATCCGTAGTAGCCGATGGTGAAGAGCTTGTTCACCAAGGCTTGCATCTGCTTCTGGTTCTCGTCCTCGTTGAGCATCGGTGACGTGATCTGGAAGAGGTGTTCCCGTCGGTAGGCGCGGCGTAGTTCCGCTGCGTCGGGCTTGCCGGCAAAGGGCTGCTCCATCTCTTTCTGCCAGAACAGGCGGCAGGAGTTGATGAGATAGCCCATCACGTGACTCTTCACGTCCGGAATGCTGATTACCCATTCATCCTGATTGGTTACGTCGTTTCGCTGTTTCCTGGTTTCAAACATTTGGGGGAGGGGGGAGTAGTTGTGCGGGATGATATGGTCGGCCCACACATAGAATTTCACGGCATCGGTGTCCTTCGAGCGGATAAACTCGATGTTGTCCGCGGTAACCTTCACCGTTCCGTTCTTGAAGAAGAAATACTGCGAATGAGGCGTGCACGAATTGAAGTCGAGTTCGATAGTCTCCACCTTCTCTAGGGCAGAGGGTGAACACTTGGGCGAGTCGATGATAAGGTTCTGAATGGCGTGGGGCTGCACCTCACTCATCTTGTCGGCATAGCCGGGAATACTTTCCTTGCCTTTGCTCCACCTGATCAGGAACTCGGCCATGTCGGCGGTGCTCACTCTTTCAACGACGTTTCCCTGGATCCTGACAAATGTCACCTCGCCACTCTCCTTGTCGCGGATTTTGTGGAAGCCCTCCAGCTTCATGAAGTAGAGCAGGGAAACGGAATTGATTTCGTACTTTTCCTTGCCGTTCTTCTGCGCGGTCTTCTGCCAGAACGTGGCGGGTAGTGCCTGGTCCATCAGCTTATTGAACGTCATCTGCTCATTTTCGCAGACTTCCGTGAAATCCTTGAAGTCCTTGCGGAAATGGTGACGGGCATCCCTGTACTTTTGGAACCAGTCGGGCAGCCAGATGGTGCGGATATCAAGATGACGCAGTGCATGATACTGGCCGCGGCGGATGCCGGTCTCGTCCTTGTCGGGGATGTTGTAGATGACTTCAGCGCATTGCTTGATGATAGACTCCTCGTAAGGCTCCAGCTCGTCCGTCTCGCTGTTGAGCCAGATGGGATGGCCGCCTAATGCGCGAACGGCAGCACTGTCACGTTCGCCTGAGGCCATCACGGCACCTTTCAGTTTCTTATACTCCAGCGTCTTGCCCTCGTTAGCCGGGTCGTTGTCGAATTCCTTCTCCTGTTCCGTGCGGTATTTTGCGTAGGCCTTGCGTAATTCATACAGGCCGTTGATGTAGTTGCGCGGTCTTTGCCCGGACACCATGAAGCGGTATTGCTTCTTGAACTCGAGCGGCTTGTATATCTTGTAGAACTTATCCTTGATATTGAGTTTCGCGTCCGTCACGATACATTCACGGGCATAGATGGGGTAGTCGTCGGATGAATAGATTTTAGTGATCGTTCCGTTCTTGACGGTTCCCACCCATGTCACGGGCAGCCAGTGAAGATCATCCATCACCTGCTGAGTGACCAGGTCGCCGAATACCTCCAGCTCTCGCTTCGTGAACTGATGGCCGTCACGCACTTCGAACTGCACGGATCCTTCCGGGGCCGTTGTTTGTTCTTTCTCGATGCGCAGCGGCTTATTGCGTTCCGGCTGAATCTCGTCGATGGAGAGGTTCAGGTTCGTGACGATCCATGCCACTGCTTCTTTGAATCCGGACAGATGATGTTCTTTGATTACCCAGTCGAAACAGTTGCGGGCAACGCCATCGTCGCCGAAGTCGGTAGCCACCCAGTGGTCGCCTTTGTTCTTCAGATGGGCAGAGCCCGTCCGCTCATCCTGTCTGATCTTGAACGGCTTCGTCAGGTTCCCGCTGCTGATGATATGTCTGCAGTCGGGCCACAGGTAGCCGAAAACGTCAAGGCCACCGTGGGTAGCATCGTAGATTTTAGTTTTGTCAATCATAAGTTTCTCCAATTTCTCGTGATGCAATCGCATCGAATCGTTTGCAAATTTAAATCGTATTTGCGGACGGGGTGGGGACAGCTTGAACTATTCTTCAATCTCCCCAATATTTACGAAAATCACATTCTTTCCATCTGTACGTAAACCTGGACCGCAATGACCGAAGAGTCTTACGTCTTCTTCCGGAGCAAATCTTAGAGAAAGCAAGCACTCACTTTCTTCCTTATAGAAGAAGCTGCATCCGCCACATTGCCTTCCCTCAGCTTCCTCAACCCGATATCGGTATCCCCGGCACTCGATAATTTCACCTATCTTTCTTGTAACCATATACTTAATATTTACTTATTATACTAGCCGGTTTTATAAATTAGCCCTTTCATTGTACCTAGGCATGTTTCTAATTCTTTGATTTCTCTCTGAAGTTCGGCGATTTTTCTGTCCTTTATTTTAGATTCTCTCCATAACCTTCTGAACTCACGTTTTGCCCGTATCACCCACTTCGTGTGGGGGTATCGGCGTTTCTTGAACCACCAGTTGTATATCACATGGCCATCATCCGGTAGTATCTGCAATCCAGCCATGGCCTTCTTTATCTTCCGCGGAAGACGTTCTTTGCGCTTCTTCATATCAGTTTGCTTATTTTATCATGGATGGAATAACCGAGGTAAAAAACTATCAATGCAAACATGGCCACGAACAGAATAGCGGCAACGATGAAGAATGCCGTACGCCATACGTCTCGCTCACGACTGAGGCGAATATTGTCCATGTCTGTCTGGAGACATTTCCGCCATACTTTCATGTAGTCTTCGTCCCCAGGCTTTGGTGCCGGTATGTCTGGAGCTGTTATTCTCATAATTTGATTTATATATGAAGGTTTGTTTCCAAATTCATTTTCCTGACCCACTTCGTCCTGAGGATGAAGATATAGTTGTCGTTGTAGGGGTTGTCCGGCTTGGCCGACAAGTCATAAATCTTTTCTTGATATCTCCCGACGTATACACCCTTTTCAAACTTGAAAGGCCGGCAGCGGGGGTACTTCTCCTGCAGTTCTTCCATCTTCTGCTTAATATCTGCAGAGATATCGTCGATACAGTCTTTATGAACTACCGTCTGGTCGTATCTCTTTTCCACATACTTGCCCAATTCAAGGCCCATTTTGTTGACAGACTGATATGTCTGAACCTCAATAAAAAACCACTTATCCATAATTAATCTGTTATAGTATTTGAAAATTTAAGTTCTCCTTCAGTGCAGGCTGGCATCACCTTCAGCTTGATATATGCACTTTCCTTTCCGGCCTTCAGCTGCCAGCCCCTGTATTTCTGTATCAGGTCGTAGGCCTTCCATTCGGAATGAGGCGACGAGATAGCCTCGCGTTCGCCGGTCAGCCTGTTCACACCCGTTACCACGTACTTCATACTTCGCCTATCTCCCTTAGAATTCTGTGGAACCTACGCCGTTCTGGCAATGATGCCCCTTTAATCATCGTAACGAATGATTCCAATTCTTCACGTGTCATCCCCATCAGGCAGTATTTGCCAAAGCTGTCTTTGTCCACGTACATTTCAAGAAACGTCTAAGTCCATGGATTCGTCACGGATATACTTGAAGCCGTTCACGTACACCACCTTGCGGCCATCGCCCGGGTTGTGCGAAAGGATCTCTCCGGGAACGTCCTCCACCACCACGAACATGCGCGTGTATGCTTTCCCCTTTCTGTCGAACATCACCGACATACAGCGCTTACTCTCATCACGGGCGGAGTGTGCCAGTGCCCTGGTCACAACGCCCCCTTTTCCTATCATCACATTGTCCAGCTTCAGCCAATCGGGCAATGCCGCTTCTAATTCCTTTGTCTTCATTGTATATAATGTTTAAGTTGTTTCCGTTTAAAAGGGGGGAGGCCGTCCTAGGCTTTTAATTCCGTGCGTGACGTTACCGTTTCCGCCGACCTCCCCAATCCTAGCGCCTTGCGACGTCTTGTCTATTTTAAAGCGGCCCGCCCAATATTTATCACATTATCATATCAATCAACGTATGGCAAGGGCGGACCGCAGAAAGCTCATTTGGCGACTACCTTCATATTCTCCACTTCACGCCAGGCAATTTCAGCCTGACGGTTTGGCCACTTCTTTCTCAGGATCTTCTGATAAACAGAAAAATAAGACTGGCCGCCGAGCGCTTCCTGGATATTTCTCACCAGAATCGCTCTATCAATCCTATGCATTTCCTTGAACGCTGCCTTTATCTTATTAGCCAGCTCTTCCTGATCAGTGATAACACCATCAATTTTGTTCTCCATTTTCTTGCTTTTTATTAAATTAATTATTAAATTTGTTGGCAAAAGTATAATATTAAATTGAAAATATCAAGTAAACCTAATAAAAATATCTATTAGATTAAATAACTTTAACTTTTGCTTTATGTGGAGAAAAGATAGATTTGAAGAGGATGTCCGTAAAATCGGCATCAAAAAGGTAAAGATGGATCTGTTCAACAGCCCCACTACTGGTAAGCTCAATCAGTATTACGGTCCTGATGCCAATCCCAATCCGAAACTCGATCGTATAGAAACCTTCTGCCGCTATTTCAATCGCCCGATAAGCTATTACTGCGATTTGGGCGAAGTGTTTCCGGCACAGTCTGCAACCTTTGTAGGTGACAACAACATCGTGCAGTCTCAGGTTGCAGGCGAGCCAGAAAGAGAACTGCAGCATCTCCGTGAAATCATAGAGATGCAGAAGCAGCTGCTCCAGTCAAAGGAAGAACAAATATCAATCCTGCGTGATGAAGCCAATCATTGGAAGTTCCGCTATCAGGAATTGAAGGATCCGAAAAACGACAAAAATATCAAATGAAATTAAAGCAAATATCACTTACGGCTGATATAATTATAAGCAAATCAACAAATTACCAAAAATGGATGAAGGACGAATTTCGGACGCAATAACCCCTATATCCACTCAACAACCCTTCTGTACCCCTTTTATTTATTGGGGTACACCAGCGGCTCTCTATCCTGTCACCTCGACTACCTACTCAGGTTAATCCGCTGATTCATAATGAATTAGCGGATTCCTTTTTTTGAAGTTTTAAAAATTTATTCCATCCCCGTCCCAT